CTATTGTGACGTTCGTTCGGAGATTCACCGCATCATCGACGGCGGTAACGCCAGCACCGATAAAGTTCAAGGTTGCACGTTGGGTCAGTGCCAATCCTTCGTCTTGCATGGCTGTTGTTCCACCGCCACCGCCGCCAGCAGGTGTCACCCAAGCAGCAGCAGTCGTACTTGAAGCGGTAAGTACTTGACCAGCAGTCGGAGCAGCAGACGCATTGACGACGACTGTTGTAGTTGCAGAAGCAAGGGCATTTGATGACGATGCAAGGGTAGCTGTGGAAGCGTTACCCGTTGTCGATTGGTTAAGTACAGGAAAGTCAGCAGCAACCGCGATACTTGGCACACCTGTAGTCGTAGTGTTTTTAAGGATACCTGTCGCAAGCGTTGATAATTGCGTTCCGTTGATTCCACCGACGGTTAGTGCTGCTGAACCTGTTGCGTCACCTGTGTGAGTGGCGTTGGTCACCTTTGCTGTGTTGGCAGTAACGGCGGTGTTTGCCGTCACGGTCGCTTGAAAGTCAGATACCGTAGCGGCAAGCTGTGTTCCCGTGTGATTCGCCCGTGCTTTATCTGCTGTATTCGCTGTCGCTTGAGCGGTCGAAACGGGTTTGTTTACATCTGACGTGTTATCGACGTTTGCAAGTCCAACATCCGCTTTACCAAGTACTACAGCACCAGTTTGAGCATTTACGCTCGTAACAGGACTAATGGGCGTATTAAGTAGCGTAAAGTCGGCCATTGTGCCTGCAACACCTGCATTACGCATATATGTTTTGTTCTCATCTGTACGAACAACAACATCACCTTCTTGTGTAGTGAGTGCTAGTTGAGCAACCTGTGATATAGCGGTTTGAACAGTTACCAATCCAAGTGCCGGTATTTGTGCGGTTGGAATCTTACCTGCTATCAAAGATGCGATAGATACGCCGGTAGCGGCAGTAATACGTGCATCAGTAGCACTAGAAAAGTCAGAAACGGTAGACGATAGCTGCGTACCTGTGTGATTACCTCGTGCAAGAAGTATCGCATCTGTCGAGTTAGCCGTAGCGCCTGTAGCAATACCAGCCAACTTGGTTGATGAAACGGAGTCAAATGATACTTTTGCTGTATTGGCGGCGACTGCCGTGTTAGCCGTTACGCTTGTCTGAAAATCAGAGATTGTCGAAGCGGTTTGAGTTCCTGTGTGGTTGATACGAGCTTTTAAGTTGGCGTCGGTATCGTTAGCGGTTGCACCGGTGGAAATACCAGCTAGCTTGGTCGATGAGGCCGAGTCAAATGAAATCTTGGCGGTGTTAGCGGCGACTGCGGCAGTAAAGTCGGTGTTAGGGACGACAGGCAGTCCAACTTGAGCCTTCGTAACGGCGTGGGGGTTAAGAGTGCTGGAAACGTGGCTATCTATCTGGGCGTGAGTGTTCGTGCCAATATTGGTTAATAGTGTGTGATCGGTCACGCCAGACCCACCACCAGTCGCGGTTGATGAGATAATTGGATTTTTAGGGTCGGTATTATTAACGGTTACGTTAGTGCCTGCAACGACAGACAAAACACCTGTATTGAGGTCAGTAATCGCCGCTTGAGTATGCGTATGTGACAGTGCAGCTTTTGCAGCAAGAAGTATATCGGCTTCGTTCTCGGTATAATAGCGGTCATCGTGGGTGTGAAGGGTGGCGCTCTTGCCATTAAGCGCTAACTGTAGCCCCTCTACTGTACCGATTGCTTGAATACCGGTATGTGTTGATCTGTCTCTTAGACTAGCGTCAGTGGCGTTAACAGTAGCCCCGAGCGTTAAACTATCGAGCTTTGTCTCGTCTACTGTCGTAAAGCTGGCAGTAGTAGCATCAAGAATAGTCTTATTTGCGTGTGAATGCCGAGCTGTGGTGTTTGCCGATACGTTACTGTTAGAAGTAATCGCTGCGTTTAGGTCGGTGATGTCAGTTGCTATATGAGTATGCGAACCATTGCCGCTACCTGCACCGGCTGGGCCTTGAATACCGACCGAGACAACTTCGATTGCTGTTTGTTGGGTCGATATAATCACTTGTTCGGGTGAGTTCACGGTAACAGTCATGAACTCTTCAATAATATTGACGGATTCGTTCATAGCTACATCTGCCGATTCAGTGTGATAATGCCTTCAAGCAATAGGTATGGGTCGGCGCTATCACCACTACCTGTAATGATGTCAAGGTCGTAATGCGCTGTGTCAAAAGTAAACAGTGCATTTGCTGCCCGTGGAATAGTTAAGGTGATTGTTCCAAGCGTACCGCCTAGAGCAATACCGTCTGATTGAGTCATTGAGTGCAGTACAGTACCCTTGCCATCGGTAATGTTAAGTGTCGCAGTCTTGTTGGTTAAGTTAACTAAGGTATTACTGCCGTCTCTCCACGTCAATGTGCGTCGAAACGTTCTCTTTTGATCAATCTTAAAGTCATATCGTCCGGACATATTATAGCTCCTCTATTACTGGTATTAACGTGCAGCGACACCCGGGGTGTGTTGGTGGGTGTTTTACGTCTTCGTAACTATTAACTCGTGAACCGCCGTCGGTTCCTTCCATTGTTGCTCCGATTGGAACAAAGGTTGCTCCAAGCGACACAACCGAACCGTTGAGCGATGAACAAAACTCGCACTTGCCGGGATTGGCGAACCATTCTTTTTTAGAGACGACTGATGACTGCTTGTAAGCCGCCTCGGTGATCTCGTTGCTTGTCTTGACAACTTCGGTGCGAGCGAGGCGTTCAATGCGATAGCCTGGGGTTTTACCAGTTAATACTTCTTCGTATAGAGCATTAATACGTTTGCCAATTTTAGCAATTGACTCGTTAGCATTTAGACCGTCGGTAATCGCTTGTGCAATCTTGGCTTGCGTCTCTTCTGAGAAGCCGAGAGAGGCTTGTGTAATCGAATCAGCCACATACTTTTCCATAACAGGGGTAAGTTCAAAGGCTGCATCTGTTGAACCGACAAAAGCAGCAGCAAGTTTTCCCTGTGTAGCGGCAAGTTCAATCAAGATTGGCAGTATCTCATCAGACAAAGCCTTACCTTCGGCGGCTGGGTCAAACTTACCATCGAGTAGCTTTTTAGGGGCGAGTTGAGCGAGCATACGGTCACGCTGTTTTCTTAGGAGTGGTGATGCGGCCTGCATCAGTGCTGTCTCTGTTTTTAGCTGTAATGCTTCGGACTCACCACGAAACGACTCTTTCATTTCATAAGAGAAAGCGTGACTATCTTTTTTTTTTGTGATGATAGTAACTTTTCCGACAGACTTGGGTGCAACGGTTGCGGTAGGCTTAACAGCTGAGTCGATAATGTCGCCACCTGTAATTCCTTCGAGGCCATACGCTGCACGTGCTTCGTTGACGGTGAACCAACGGCCAACACCTTTGTCATACTCGTTCAATTTTGTTTCTTCGTCTTCTGGTACTGAGCTAGTTGAGCCAATACGGAACTGTAGACCATACCATTTAGCGACTCGCTTGCTTAGTTTGCGTCGGAGTTTCATCAGCGCAGGCTCGGTGTTTGTAATAGCGAACAGCTGTCGAGCAGTAATGGCGGCGGCACGATTAATATCGGTGAATATCGCCATCATCGGCTTAGAAACACCAAACATAATCATCACGTCATCTCGTGAGGTGTTCTTCATCTTCTCAAAGTCTACTTCGCCAAGTGATAAACCGGTCTTTACAAAATCAAGGTCAGAGCCACGTACAAAGCCAGTTTTACCTGCATTGTCGATGCCTGCGTGTTTTGAAGCCCATTGTTCCTTGAATAGCTTCCAATCACCTTCATTGACTGTACCTTTTGCAACTACGACACCAGCAGGAATTGCATTATTCTCAAGGAAGTTGTTGACGTAGGTGTTAACATAGCGAGCTGAACGGATAAACCATGCAGCGGCTTGCATTGGGCCATAGCCACGGTAGGGATTGCGAGGGTCATAAATAAAGTTGTGTTCCACTTCGTCAATATCGAGAGCGACACGATCGCCGTTCTTCTGGTAAACGTAGCCGGTGACTCGTTCGTTTGCCACCATGACGGTGATGCAACTCGGGTCGAGCAGATAGACACCAGCAGGCTTTTGCGACTTCTCGCCTTTTGAGAAATACCAGAATGATTCGCCATAAAGACACAGGCTGACTTCGTGGGCATGGAGTAGGTCAGACAGATTAGGTTGACCAATCTCACCTTCGAGTACGGCGTTGAACTCGTGATTTACGTCTTGTTGCCACTTAGTGCCAACTTTGCGTTCGACGAATAGGTCTTGTGCCGCAAGGACATCAGCACGGACGTTGATAGCCTTCCATGCAAAGCCCTGATATTCTTCAAGTACATTAATACTAGCACCACCTGTGCCGAGCAATGAGCTGACAGAAGTGTTGCTGAGACTGCGACCAAGCTCTGTATTGCCTGATTTTGTCCGTATTTTGCCAGCTTGGGCCATAAATCGTTCTATTAAGCTTTTATTCTTCATTTGCAGTCAGGGTATCACACAAGGTACTAAGAGAAACCAAACTCTACAACATTCTTGTCAGTGACCGATTCGTATATACCAGCCAGCACGTCAACAGCGTCATCGTGACTGTTCTTGCCCTTGGATTGGTAGCTTGCAATCTGTTTATAAAAGTCAGGCCAGCGCTTCTTCCAGTTGTGCGGCATATGTACACGGTGCTTCACCCAGGCACTTGACGTGAGGATACGAGCCTCCTTGTTACTACTCTGGTTCTTGGCGGTAATAATACACTTCTGATTACCGTAGGTATCTTTTAGAATACGTTCGATGTTGCGAGCAAAGCCCCGGCCACCATTGTTACTCTCTATGATTGCTTCATTAACGCCGTCTATATGCAACATCTGCGACACGGATACCTCGGTGATTTCCATCGGCTCATCGGTCATCACTACGTCTGTAATGAACACATCGCCCTCGTTCTCAATATAATCCACACTACAGAGAAAGTCAGTACCCTTGTCGGCGGTATCGGTGTAATTATATTTCTTCTTCTCGTCCGGTAACGTGTCGTACTCTTTGAAGGTGTCATAAAGTCGGCCTTTGATGTCGATTGGTTGCTGGTTATAGTTTGCTTCAACAATATCGGGGTTCATCTTGAGCGTCTTAAGATCATAGTCACGCCTACTTAGTACCGAGGGGTCGAGCATACTACCGTCGGGCTGTACTGCCGAGTAGCTGATGTGTTCAACCAGTTCGCCGTATTCATCAATAACACGACCAGCAAGGTCATCGCCTGCCCACCGAGTCATAATGATAATAATCTTATAGTCGTTGCCTTCGGTTCGCTGCATCATGGTGTTGGTAAGCCAATCCCAGTGACCTTGTTTAACTGAGTCGTTGTACGCTTCAATCTGGTTCTTTATAACATCGTCAATGATGATAATGTTTGCACCGATACCAGTAGCCGTACCTGTTGGGCTGGTGGCGAGATAGTTCTTTTCACCACTACCTTCTAACGCCCAGTAGCTTTTGCTGGCCTCGCCGTATTGCACTTTCGTCTCTGGGAATATATCACTATATAGGATTCTACCCTCGCTAGACTCTCCTCCTTCAAGAATTGTGTTACGCACCTTACTTGCGAAGGTTGTCGAGAGGGTTTCGTTGTAGCTACCGGTCATAACCTTACGCTTATTATCCGTACCAAATAGCCACTCGGTCAGGTTGGTGGCGGTAAACGACTTGCGGTGACGTGGTGGCATTGTAACAACCAAGAACATCTTTTCGTTTTGTTCAGTGAAGGCTTGAATACGGTCACATATCTCTTTTAGATAAACACGCTCATCGGTGTAGTGTGCCGGGTACTTGTTCTGGCAATAGTCATAGAAATAGCGGCGTGATAGCTCATTACGAGCCCGTGCTTTGACATACGCCATCTTATCCATTACTTGCCTGCTAGTTTGCGGAGTTCATCAGCCGTGAGTGAGGAATAGGCATTGACGCTATCGCCGTTGGTTGTGACATCAATTGACTGTGGCGCTTTGCCCTCTGTGCGGTCGGTGATCTCTTTGGTGTCATGCAGACCCTCGCTTGTAATAGCCATAGTGATCCGCTTAAAGGCTATCTTCTGAGCTGCTGTCTCTGGCTTAAAGGCTAAGAACTCAGCCCACGGTAGTCGCATCAGTTTATTGTACTGATAAGAAATAGAGTCTTCCTTCTTCCAGCCACCGGGATTACGGTTCTCTGGGTTATCACCAAAGCCACCCTTGCCAGTTGGGTTGCGCTTTTGTGGTGGGGTCACAGAATCTTGCTCTGTAGTTTTTGGTTTACCTGTCATAATATCCTTTTTAGAATTGTTGTTTATTGCTTCTTTACTTTTTTAATGAAGTTTTTAATGACGTTTTTTGTCTTAACAACAGGTACAGTATCAACTAATTCAAAAGCGTTAATGTCGTAAAATACACCTTTTACAGTAATCATGTCAGGTCGTCCGGTCACATCGTATACAATCGTTGCGTCTTTAACTTCTTTGCCGTCTAGTAGAATCTTCATGGTTATATCTCCTTGTTAATTATGGTTAGGGTATCATGTCTTGGTTTGCGACTTCTCTATGCGTAGTCTTCAAATCCTAAGCTGTCTGCCTGCTCGTTTTGCTTACTGACACGTATGTCGTTTCCCCTTGCCTTTCCGCCTCCGAACAAGAAACCGTCTTGGCGAGCTACTCTCTCACGAAAGGCTATGCGGCTAAACTCTCGTCCAACTTCTGCTGGGCTGAGTAGTATCTGGGAAAGATAATAACGTAATGTATCATTGTCGGCCGTGGGCAGTGTGTCGCCTTTTGCCAAGAGTGATATTTTTCTACCCGTGTTTAGGCTTTTATACTCTAGGCGCACGAAGTACTTTGCGCATAAGCGCTGATCTGTTTCTTCAATTGTTAATGTTGAGTTTGCAGGTATGTGTGGTAAGAAAAGGCTATACGCTCTGGTTATCTCGTCTTCTTCTGCAATATTACACTCTGTAACGATGGTGTTTATTGTTAGCATTGATTGCGAATCCTATTTTATGAACCGTTTATGTATTGAGAATACGGAGATACACAAGTAAGGGTGGGCTTCACCTGTGTATCGCTATAGCATCAATAAATGAGCATGGTTAAAGACCCGTACAAGACGCGTTGAAGTTTAGTATCGCCTAAAGATATAGGTGATTTCTATTGGGCCATGTGGAGTTAAACTTAGTAAGTAAGTATTGCACTAACAAATCAAAAAATGTCCTCAACGCATCTAGAAAGGTACTAGACATACTTCTGCGAGGGAGTACGTCTTGTACGAGTCTCTAATTATGTAAAGATAAGGCTCTCATTCGGCGGCTGATATGGAAAATAGCAACTGCTATGAGTTGCATCTATCAGCTTGCCAACCTTGAAAGGATCGACGACCTAAGTTTAGGGCCTAGTCCGCCGAATGAGAGTCTTAAATTGTCGTATTCTAGCCTTACGCTAGTCCTCTATAAACTGTACCTATTATAGCACAATTGCCCCTGTAAATACATAAGCAAATTGTGCTATTTTTGTTTACCTGTGCGAGCCAAAGTGTCCGACTACATATTCGCAAGAGTCCTGGGCGTTTGTAGCTGTGCCGAACCCGACATCGTTATAATCACCTGTTAGTACTGATTCGTGAATAGGGCTTTTTATCCATCCATTCACTATACTTTCAGAGGTTGCGAAACATCTGGCTAAGTTCTCACCTGCTACAGAGTAGATATACCC